TAATCTGTTTAGCGAGTGTTCTAGCTATGTTCTTATCTAATCCCAACTTAGTCTTAAACCAATCGAATAGGTAGCTCAAATAGGCCTTAAAGCGGCTTTTTTCTGTTTCGGTTTTAAATATCCCCTCCCCTTCTCTTCCGATTGCTTCGGCTAACAATTCATTCTCTAATTGCTTTTCGTTTAATTCGGGATAGCGTTCTTTTATTTCGTTCCAAAGTTCTGTTTCTTTTAATTGCTTTACTGCGGCCGCTACCACTTTATTTTCACCCATAGCATCCAAAAGAATATGTGCCCCTTCGTGAATTGGAGTATCTGCTCCGGCGTAATAAGGATTGATTTTAATTGTATCGCCTTGTAATTGCCCTGCTGATTTTAAGTTTTCGTCATATTCCACTTTCACTTTAGGGAAAGATTTTTTTATGACATCTATCACCTTTTCAATATTCTCTTTTGACTTAGATGATTGTTTTTGAAAGGGAGCTTCTGGAAATTCAGTGGGGGCGATTTCGTCATCGGAAGGTTCTGTTTTTTGCGCCTTCACTTCATCTGCTATTTCGTCTTTTACATCGGCGGCAGGTTGTTCCATGGCCGCTATTTCATCATCGGTTAATCCCCCGTTTTGTATTTTCTGATAAATCTCAATAGCTCTTTGTTTGGCCATTTCCTTAAATCCTTTTTGAGCGTACTCAGCAACTATCTCAGCAGCGTCATTCGCCACTTTATCGGTATCTATATTTAATTCTCCCGTTTGTCCTGTAATTTCAGCTAATCGTTGAGAAAAGAACTCGAATGATTCTCCCCCCTCTTTAGTTAAGCCTAAAGGAATTTCTTTTGCAGGAACACCCGTTCTATCAATTAATTCTTGATGGTCAAATTTCACTCCATTGGCGATATGCAAAACAATAGCGTGTTCTAAAGAAATAGGCAATTCATCTAAGGCTCTTTTTTCGTATGCCTTTTGCTGCTTTTCAGCCTCAATAGCATCTTTACTTCTTACAATTGGCTCTTTATACACCTTTTTGCCTTCACTGTTTAAAAGGCTTATTTTGCCGTTATTAAGCAATTGTATTCCGTAACCAATGCTTTCAATATCTCTTTTTATTACGTTGTAAAGATTTACACCCTGTTCAGATTTTTTATCTGCTTTTGATAAATCATTGTAATTCCCGATTCGGTATTTGATTGATTTAATCACATCGGGACTTACTTGTTGGATTGGTATTTTTACTACGCCTGTCGCCTTGGTAATTAGTTTTCCTGAGTCTTCAATTGCCTTAGCAATGTCAGTTTCTTTACCGCTTCCAATCGAAGTTTTAATAGCTCCGATACTTGTTTGGAGCTTAGGATTGTCTTCTCTGGCAAGTTGTTCTTCGGCTCTTCGCTGTCCTGATTCGGTGTTTGAGAGTTTTGGTTCATTTTTAAATTGTTTTTGGTTAAATTTCTTTTCGTATTGTTGGTCAAAATAACGCTCGTAAAAGCCGCTATCCAACAAATCTTTATCGTAATCAAAGTTTTCAACTAAATCCTGTATTTGGCTGTTGATAAATTCTTTTTTGTCGGGGATCGACGCCGAAAGTTCTTGTTCGTATTTAGCGTCAATTTCAGAATCTATTGCCTTTAAATCAGCTTCTTCATATTTCTGAACCGGAAGCCCAAGTTCTTTTTTTAACTCATTCATCTCATCTACCAATCCTTTGTAGAAATCATTGATAGCCTTCACATCTGAGTCTAATTCAGATAGCCCTTCTTTTTTATACTTTTCACTTGATGATAAAATTAATTTTGCCTCTTCGGGAGAAAAGGAATCTGCTAGTTTGCTTAAACAGTCTTTTAGTTTTGACATGACATAAAAGTACTAATTATTGAGAATATTTCTTCATCCTCTTTTCGTATTCTTTCGTTTTCTTCTTCCCTCTCCTTTATACGTCTGTTTGGATAAGAGGTTACAATCACCTCTAAACTTCTTCTTCTGCGAATTTCATCCACCTCAGAGGGGGCTAATACCAAATCCAAATATCCCAAACTTAATAACCGTAAGGAATTTATTTGGGTTGGTGATAATCTCCCTTCGGTTAATATAACTAGGGGACGAATCATTAAGGTTGCCTTGTGAAAGTTGTGGTGGTAGTTCCGTCTCCCGTCACCTCTACCTCAATAGTTCCTGCGGTTAATTCGGTTGTTGTTTGGGTTACGGGAGTTCCTAGTTTTAATCCCCTTACGGTGTAAAGTTCATCTATTAAAACTTCTAAGTCTTTTATTATTTTACCGTATGTATCTGCGGTGTTGTGACTTGTTTTTAATTCATTCCATACTGCGGCGGCGATAGCACTTGAACTCATGTTGCCAATTATAGCACCTGCGGTACCCGGTAAATAACTTCCCGGTAATGGTGTTAACCAAGGGTCACCTGCGCTTCCTGCTGCTGCTAAAGCTTCTCCTGTACTTCCGGGATTAGCGTAATCTGCTGTTAATGCATTCCAAACGCCGTCAACTAATTCTCTTACTGTGGCAGTTGATTGATTAACATAGATATCTGCACTCATAGATAAAGTTCCTCTGAGTGTAGCAGTTAGTTCCCCTGAACCTTCCATGACCGAATTCATGAAAGATATCAGACTAAGCCCTGCTGATAAGCTTCCTGTGCCAGTTAAAGATGCTTGAAGAGCTACTACCCCAACCAAATTTGCCGTTGTGATTATACCGCTTCCAGAAAGGTCGGCTGCTAACTGAACTATTAATGATAACTGAGCATCTGTAATTGTTCCGCTTCCATCTAAATCAGCAAGTATGTTTATACCATTAGATAAGTTTGACGTTACCGAACTCGATCCGTTTATTTGAGTAGTTGCACTAAGCAACGCTCCCTTATCACCCATAATAATAGAATATGGAGTGTTAGTTCCTGTTGGGAATCCGTCTCTATTTATTTGGTCTTGTATTGCTTCGTATTGAGCCTTACCGTAATAGCCCCTCATTGTGTGGGGTCTAATAAATTGACATGGATTGGTTATACCACTATGGTTGTGGCCGCAAATTTGGTTGATGTATGAGTAATTACAGATTAGCATATTAAGCGTATTTAAAAGTTAAGCCCTTTATCGTCTTGCTCTTGCCAATTATAACAGACCTAATGTTAGTAGGCGAAGTGTTAATATGTCTAGCGGCTTCTTTTGTTGAAGAAAATAAATGATTGGTTTCAATACAAATAACCTTCTTAGAAACGCCCTCCCTTATTTTTTTAAGTTTGTTTTTAGTTTCTTCAGAATGCTTAAACGTAGCCATATATTCCCTTCTTTTGGCTTTAAATTCTTCTGAGCATTTCCATCCGCCTCTTTTTCCGTGAGTTATTGAATAATTTTTAGCCCTTAATCCTTGCGCTTCTCTTCTCTCTTTAGTCCAATACGTTTTTTGTCGCTCACTTGTTTTAATTCCCGTGTTTTTTCTCATTTCATCAGTCCAAATCCTATTTTTGTTCCTTTCTACAAGAAGAGATTTTTCATAATCAGATACTGTTCTGCCAGCTCCGCCCTCTCCGCCAATAGTTAAGTTATATCCATAATTTTCATCTCTTGATTTAAATTTTTTTATCCAAAAAACTTCTCTTTCAGCCCAATTATCACCTTCACATCTTTCTATTTCAGAAAACTCAAATGAATCTCCATCTATGTTCCATGCAGATTGAAGGTATTTGTTATAATGCTTATTTTTTTTCAATAAAAACACATGACTATATATTCTTTTATACAAAGATTGTTTAGTTTTACCAACATAAACTTTTCCGTTAAAAGAGTTATATATTTTGTATATTATTACGACCATACGAAATTCAACTGCCCCGAAATAGCCGATGAAACAGGCGTTGCAGCCCCACTACCCCATCCAAAGTAAATAGCTGCCCCGTCATAAATACGTGGTAGACTAGGATATTCAAATAAACAATTTCTTTCAGAAGCTAATCCTAAAGTACTGATGGGAAATCGAATCAATTCCTTAACTAAAGCTACCGTGTAAGAACCAGATACATAAGATGTAGAATTTTGAATTGTATTAATCTCTGCGATACCGGCATCTCCAGATTGTAACGGCATCATGTAATTATACTTCCCTGTTCCTGTTGCCCCCGTATAAATTATCTGAGAGTTTGGACAAGCCGTCTTTCCAATAGGTAAAACAGTTGGTGTAGCTCTACTTGTTGTTTGAGCCGAGTTAGTATATCCTAAACTCATATTCGGAGTACCTGCACCTAATGGTGTTGCGGAAGGATTAAAAATAATTGCATTAACGCCCGCTCCGTTTGTATAACGTGGCAATAGCCAATTCAATGTATGCGTTCCTGTTCCGGTAGTTGTAATATCAATAGGTGTTCCCGCAATAGCGTTAGCGTAAGTAGTGGCTAGTTTATAAGTGCCATTATCAATTCTGATTAAATAATAATCGGTAGCTGTTGCTAAAGGAGCGGGAAGTGTTGTGGTAGTTGTGCATCTCACCCTTGTTCCTGTAAGTAAATTACTTGGAATAGAAGTTGTAGATGTGTAAGTCATTACATCGGTTCCTGCATCGGCAGTAAATGTGGCTGTGCGGGTTGAAATAGTGTTTGTAGTAGCTTGAGCGGTTGTGGTTGTTACGGTTGTTACACGATAATAACCTATAATATCCCACACAACTAAAGTGCCGGGCGCCATTGTTGCAGCAGCCGTTACAGCGTGTCCACTTAGTAGATACTTATTATAACCACTTAACTGAACATCTCCGCCGTGTTGTAAAGTTCCTGCGCTTGTTGTATTATCGGAAACAGGAATAAAAGTTAAGTTAGCTCCTGTATCAAATAAAGCATCGGCAGGAGGGTTACCTGCACCTCTAGCTAAAGAGTGCCATTCATTTGCAATACAAACAGTAGTTGGTTGCATATTCTTTCCGAAGGGGGCGTTCCACGCTTGCCCTAAACTTAGGGCTTGTATAATTTGGTCATTTGAGCTAAATCCAGCCATGTTGTTTTATTTTAAATGTTAGTTATTCCATATTACTTTTAAGTCGCCGCGAAGAACAGTTGCCGCCAAAGTTCCCAATGGTAAACAAACAAATCCTAAGAAAGCATCATCGTATATTCTTATTATATCAGTTGTTGGTACTAAAAAATCTTTTTCATACGGCACTGTTATTTCTCTAAAACAAGTTTGAGCCAAGGGCTTAACTAACACTAAAGCAAACAATCCTGTATCAATTCCAAGCATTGTAACGCTTTCTATTGAACGAACACCACTATCGCCGTCTTGTAAACCTATAAATGGATTTGATGCGTTTATGATAGCTCTATTGCTTCCTATTACGTTACCAACAGCAACTGAAGTATTCATGGTGACCGTTTGGCTTATTCTTCCACTCACACCATCTGAATTAGTGTATGTAAAAAAAAACTGTTGGCCTCCAGTTCCTGCATTTGTTGCAACGGCCATCACTTGAACCCCTTTGCCGTCTGTGTACCTTGTTAAAGTGTTTGCGTTTGTCATTACCTGTTCATCCGTCGTCCCCTCGTCTATAAAAGGATAAAACATTAAGTAGTCACAAAGAATAGTGTTCATCGGAAGTGCTGTTGCCGCGCTTGCTTGTGTTGTAATCCCCCTTATAAACTTCTCGCTTGGAGAAACATTTGGACCATGATACAATCCACCGTCAGTTGATTGTCTTAAAATAGTAGCCGTAGTTATAGCTCCAATATAATATTGAGGTGGGGGCATTCCCGGACTCATAGATGAATCAAACCATAATCCTAAAGTGGTAGTTTGTGACGGAGTTTTACGCCAAATGTAATTTCTTACTTTGCCGTTCATCTCAGCGTCGACTACTTCACCTATGGATTTAAATCCTGACATTAGCTTTTAAATTGACTTTTTCCTTTTAACACCACATCTAATTCTAATGTTATTGCGGCCGGTTTGTATGTGATTTCTCCAGAAGAAGATTTTACTTCCACCTTACAATCACAATTTCTTACCGGGGGCTTACCCTCAATAACTAAAACACCCTTACCACACTTGCTGCACTTATACATAATTTTTTGTTTTGGTTAATTAGTTTTCGGTCACTGTTGCGGCCGAAGCGGCAAATTGAGGTTGTATACCCGTTGATACTGAACGAGAAGCTGTTAAAGCACCACTATAAAGTATCACTCCTGCTGTTGGATAAGCAGACGTTCCGATGCTTATGTAAGTAATGGTTTCAGAACCAGAACTACATTCAGGAAATTGCGCTAAAGCCGCATTAACGGCAGTGCTTCCAGATACCGTCCATCCTCCAACAGTTCTTGCGATAGCTACTCTATCGTAATCTCCATAAGCGCATTCGCTTGTTGTTTGATTTCCTGCTGCTCCGGGGTCTGCCGTATGCAGTGCTAAGTATAAACTTCCTGCTGTTGCAGAGTTTTGTATTCCGCCAGCATCTCCGATATTGGCGATGTCTACGTTATTAAATAGTAGTTGAAGTAAACTGTTTTTAAATGAATTTGATTTTCCCATGATTTTTTATTTTAATTTTTTCTAACTATTACTGATTGAATATATCCCATTGGGTTTCTTACTACATCGAACACTAAATCTTTTTTCTCTTCCTTCTTTTCGTTCTTGTTTAGTGATTTGATTTCTTGTATTAAGTCCTTTAACAAACTTACAACTTCTTTCTGATTTATTTCAGTTTTTTCAACAACAACTTTTGGCACGGGTTGGTTTTTTATTTTGTCGGCCAGTTCCAATACCGCCGACTCAACACGTTTAATCAAATCAGAATTATCTTTGCTTTGAGGAAACTTCATACCCTTTATAGCAGCAATCAAATCCTTGTTGTGCTTCTGAAGCATTTCCATTATGAACTCATCTTCTAGCTCCATACACAATCAATTAATTGTTTAAGTCCTTTAATTTTTGCTTTCACTTTATCATGCTTCTTTTTAGCAGCAATAGGATTCTTAGCATCGACTAAACTTTTAGCCGATACCATCTCTACTTTAACAACTGGCTTCTTTGCTTGACGGGCATCCTCTCCCTTCCTTGCCATCACATCAGTAATTGGTGTTTTTGGCGATACGGGTTGGGTAGGCGTGATTTCTTCTGATTCGCCCTGTACTGGTTCATCTC